ATGGAAAAACAGATTGCATATTATTTAAAAAAAGAAAAACAAAGAAATGGGTGGACGGAACTGGTAGTAGGAGAAAGCCATACAAAAATAACCACACTCTCTGGAAAGATCTATCGAGGTACTTGGGAAATGGAGAAACGACCGAATCCTTACGGAACCTATCTTCCTAGACCTAACCCCCAACAGCTCACAGCCCTACACCCCCACCCGGTGGTGAATTGTAGGGTGACTGAGTATAAGGGGCTGGACCCCAATTATGGTGATTGCCCGAATACAAACGGGGTGTTCATCGACGAAAAAGGTAGAAGGCTGAGCAGTCCTCCATTGGGTATTTGGAAGATAAGACTAGACTACAGCGATCTGGTAAATATAAACAGACCAGCTCCCGCTAGCGGGAAAAACTCTTATCGAGTCGAGACCTGCAGTGGGGAACTAGCTACTATAACACCGGTACACGATAGGGTACTTGTAGAAGACTGCAGGGGGCTATACCAATGGAAACCCAACTGTGAAGGGATGGTGCTCTATGTGAAAACTTGCTCTGATTGGGCGGATCAGGTGGAAAAACAAGAAAGGGGAAACCCCCCAAAACCTCAGCGACCACCGAGGCGAGACCCACGAAAAGGGTTACAACCACAAGTCCCTAAAGAGACTGAGGTCACAGAAAAGAAGAGACAACCCAGCGTCACCTTAGTATCGGGGGGGCAGAAGGCCCAAGTCATCTATAAAGGTAAGACTAAGAATAAAAAGACTCCGAATGGAGTCTATAAGTATCCAGGAGCCAGAGAAGGGGACGTGGTAAAGGTTAAGAAGATGCTGAAGAATTGGCATATAGCTGTAGTAATGTACCTGATTTATATCATAACCCCAAGCTTTGCCAAGGTCCAGTGGTTCTTAAAGGATGAGAACTCAACGGGGATCAACCAGATACTGTGGCAGAGACAGATCAATAGATCCCTGCATGGAGAATGGCCCAACCAGATCTGCCATGGCATGCCGAATGAAACCATCACGGATGAGGAATTACGCAGCTTGGGAATGATAGATACAAGTCCCAGAACAAACTACACTTGTTGCCAGTTACAATATCATGAGTGGAAGAAACATGGTTGGTGCAACTATCCACAAAAACAGACTTGGATTAGGAGGATAACAGCCCTACAAGCTAACCTCACCGGAGCTTATGAGGGACCTGAGTGCGCTGTCATCTGTCGATTTAATGGCAGCTATAACATCGTAAAACAGGCCAGAGACGAGGTGAGTCCACTGACAGGGTGTAAGGAGGGGCACCCTTTCCTATTTTCTGGTAAGAGATCCGACACTTCGTGCCTGAGGCCTCCTTCCACTAGTTGGGTCAGACCAGTGAAGATGGACGAGGCATCAATGGCCGACGGCTTTGCCCATGGGGTTGACAAGGCAATAATACTGATTAGAAAAGGGGCATCAGGAATCATTAATTTCCTAGACACCATTGGGAGGTGGCTACCAGTAGCCGAAGCAACTATAATACCATATTGTGAAACTTACACTGTGACAGGGATGTATGTCCATGTGAAGAATTGCCTCCCCAGAGGGTTACCTAAGCACTCAAAAATAATTTCCCCGACAATGATATACCTGGGGGAAGGTGACCCAGCCCATAACATCCAGCACTTGTTTGGCTCAGGTATAGCAAAATGGGTTCTAGTCTTACTCGGGGTTCTGGGTGAGTGGTATGGAGAGTTGGCCTCTACAATATACTTACTACTAGAGTATGGATCTGAGTGGTTGGAACATGAAAGCTTGATTACGGAAGGGTTGATCCCTGGCATCAATATCACGATAGAACTCCCAGCCAGTCAAACAGTGCCTGGTTGGGTGTGGGTCGCAGGCCAGTGGGTATGTGTGAAGCCAGACTGGTGGCCCACACAGATTTGGATAGAAACCGTGGTGGCAGAGGCCTGGCATATATTAAAAATACTGGCATCAGCCCTTGTGAATATAGTCACTGCATTTGTAAACCTGGAACTGGTCTACCTAGTCATAATATTAGTCAAAATATCAAAGGGGAACCTAATAGGCGCCATATTATGGTGCCTGTTATTGTCAGGGGCTGAAGGCTCGTGCCACATAAGACAAGACTATTACAACATCCAGTTAGTTGTCGAAGAAAAAACAGGTGTAGAAAAACGATCCATAATGGGCAAATGGTCCGTGATAACCAGGGAAGGTCGGGAACCAAAATTAATGGAGCAAATAAATATAGTGTCCAATAATAGCCTGTCAGAAACTTATTGCTATAATAGGCTAAATACCAGTAGCTGGGGGCGGCAACCGGCAAGACAGAGAGGGTGTGGTCAGACCGTACCCTATTGGCCTGGTGACAATGTCCTGGAAGAACAATATTATAGTACAGGTTACTGGGTGAACGCAACGGGCGGTTGCCAGCTGAGAGAAGGTGTGTGGCTATCAAGAAAAGGCAATGTACAGTGCCAGCGAAATGGCTCATCCTTGATACTGCAATTAGCAATAAAAGAAGAGAATGACACTATGGAAATACCATGTGACCCGGTGGAAACAGAAAGCATGGGTCCAGTTGCACAGGGCACTTGCGTATATAGCTGGGCATTCGCCCCAAGAGGGTGGTATTATAATAGGAAAGACGGTTATTGGCTTCAGTACATAAAGAAAAACGACTACCAGTACTGGACAAAAATGCCTACTGCCTCGTCCGCTGCGACAATGTACCGCCATTTGCTTCCCTTACTGGTGGCCTGCCTCATGGGTGGCAGGATATCGGTGTGGATTGTAGCAATGCTCCTATCTCTACAGGTGGAAGCTAGCGAAGTGGGTACCAAGCAACTGGCTGTCACACTAACTCTGTGGAAAATGGACTGGACAGAACTACTTTTTTATATTGTCATAATGCTAGCTGTCAAGGAAGAACTCATAAAGAAAGTAGTGACTGCCAGCCTAGTGGCCTTAAAAAATAGTCCAGTGGCCCTGAGCTTTCTTATTGTACTCAGGCTTGTGGGGGGCAGTGAAGCACTCCCAGTGGGTTTGCTGTTAGAAAAGATGTGCATAGACCAACCGGAGTTTGGAACCCCCTTCCTGATCTACCTGTGGGATAATTGGAAGTGGACTGTACTAGTCAGCTTCTCCGCGCTGAACCATGAAAAAACTATAAAACTGGCAAGAAAACTGTTACTGGCCACACATATAACAGCGCTCACATTGACTGGTCTGAGTGATTCAATCTTCTACATGATGCTTATAATGACCAACTTACTAATAAAAACATTCATATATCTACTGGGGGCCAGCATAAATTGGGTCGAGAAAGAAAAAAGAAAATTGCTGGTAAAGAGGAAATTAATATATAAGAAAGCCGCAATTTGTAATCAGGAAGAGAATGAATTGGAGAATAAATTTAACAGGATAACTGTAAATGCGGATTTCACCCCATGCAAACTTGAACTCTTACAATTACTTAGGGCTTTTTTAGTCTCTTTATGTTTTTCCTATTACAAGCCTCTCCTGTATGCAGAGACCACCCTAACTGTTATAGTAATTGGCGTACAAGAGTACAATGTAGCAATAGCCCGTGGGCGAAGTGTGATCCATAGACTACTAGCCATGGCCTACTACGTATATGGCCGCATACAGGGTGACATGTTCCAACTCGCCACTATCCAGTGCCTGTTGTCAAGCCCGAGGAAAATTATGAAACACATGATAGAAAATCCAACTCTTAAGAAGCTCTGGCAAGGCGAAACAGAACTTTTTAACCAGGGTGTCAGCCAGTCCAAAATAGTGAATCCGAGGAAAATTGGGCTGGAGGAATTACATAAGGGCATGTGCGGCCTCCCAACTGTAGTGCAAAACCTGGTCATATATGCAAAGAAGAATGACTCTCTCATTCTAGGAGAGTTGGGTTACCCCCCTGGGGACCTCACCAGTGATGGGTGGGAAATTTTAGGCCCTGGCAGAATCCCAAAAATCACCAACGTTGAGTCTGCTAAAATGGACTTACTCTCCAAACTCATGACCTTTCTGGGGATTGAAAGCTCAAGGGTCCCCAGAACCCCAGTCCACTCAACTAGGAAATTATTAAAGATAGTAAGAGGCCTGGAAACTGGATGGGGGTACACTCATGCAGGAGGAATCAGTAGCGCGAAACACGTGACAGGCGAGAAGAACTTGATGACCCACATGGAGGGTAGGAAGGGCAAGTATATCCTACAATCCCAAGAACATGGTGCCGATGAGGTAGAATATGGAGTAAAAACTGACCAAAAAGCACCCGACAATGCCTTATGCTACTGCTTCAACCCTGAAGCCACAAACATAAAAGGTGAAACGGGAGCCATGGTGTTCATGAAGAAGATAGGAAAAAAATGGACTCTCGTAACATCAGATGGTAATAAAGCCTATTATAACGTAAACAACCTGAAAGGGTGGTCTGGACTACCAATAATGTTGCACTCCACCGGGGCCATAGTAGGGAGGATTAAGTCAGCATATTCGGATGAAAACGACTTGGTGGAGGAACTTATCGACTCCAGGACCATCAGCAAGAGCAATGAGGCAAACCTGGATCACCTTATCAAGGAACTGGCAAATATGCGGAGGGGGGAGTTTCGCTCAATTACTCTTGGAACGGGAGCTGGGAAAACTACCGAGCTGCCCAGGCAATACCTCACAACAGTAGGAGCCCATAAATCTGTGTTGGTCCTAGTCCCCTTAAAAGCACCCGCTGAAAGTGTCTGCCGCTTCATGAGATCCAAATACCCTACCATCAATTTTTCCTTGAGAGTGGGGGAGCGGAAAGAGGGAGACGTGAGTAGCGGCATCACTTACGCTACTTACGGATTCTGCTGTCAGCTAAACCTGGTCCAACTCAAAGAGTGGATATCCAGGTACTCAATGGTGTTTTTTGACGAATACCATACGGCTACTCCAGAACAGATAGCTATAATAAGCAAGATCCATGCCCTAAAAATCAAAACTAGGATAGTGGCCATGTCAGCAACCCCCCCGGGCACCGTGACAACTGAAGGCAGGAAATTTGATATTGAAGAGGTCGGGGTTGCTACTATAGAGAAAGGAGAGGAACCAAAAAGGGGGCGTATAGCAGTCGCCGGTATGCAGGTACCGTTGGAAGACTTGACAGGGAAGAACTGCCTGGTGTTCGTAGCAACTAAAGAGGCCGCGGAGACAGAAGCCAAAGAACTGCGCACCAGGGGAATTAATGCCACTTACTACTATTCAGGTATAGATCCTAAGACTCTAGAGCATGGGATGACCAATCAGCCATATTGTATTGTGGCCACTAATGCCATCGAATCAGGTATAACCTGTCCTGATTTAGACGTGGTCATAGACACCATGCAGAAGTATGAAAAAGTAGTGAATTTCTCCGCAAAGATGCCCCTGATTGTCACGTCGTTAGTAAAGAAAAAAATCACCAGGGAAGAACAGGGCCAGAGGAAAGGCCGAGTGGGTAGGCAAAAGAAAGGAAAATACTACTATCCTTCGGGGGTGGTACCGAATGGATCAAAAGACCTAAGCTATTTAATCCTGCAGGCTCAAGAGTATGGCGTTTTGGAACAAGTGAATATAACAGAGTACTTCATCATAATGAATGAGGACTGGGGTCTTTATGATGTAGATGAGGTGGAGGTGAGAATACTTGAGAGAATGAATAAGGAAATCCTGCTCCCACTAGGTATCGTGGAGAAGCAAATCCTGGAAAGAAGTACTCACCCAGAAAAAGTAGCACTGTTGTACAATAAATTAGTGCAGAAAAGCCCCATAGTATACCCTAAAGTACAGGAGGGTGAGGTTAGCAAGGAATACAACACCCATAATCTGGCCGTATACGACAAGCTAAAAGATGTCAACCCACAAGCTATTTACGTCCTGGCTGAAGAAGAGAGAGCCACTGAAATGATGGGCCTCGAGTTTGAACAAGATCCATCTGACTTACAGGATTCGGTGGCCCAGCTTTGTGAAGATATCAAGAGGTATACAAAGCTCTCTGGGATTACTGAGAAATTACTAGTAGGCACGATGGTGGGGTATATCGGATACAAAGCCTTAACCAGAAATCACGTGCCCTGGGTCAGTAAAGAGTATTGTTATGAGCTGACTGATTCACCGGATACTTACGAAAACTCGTTTGCACCTCTGGACGTCGACGTCCAAAACCCCAGTGAGGGCAAACACCCAGAGCAACTGGCAGACCACCAACTGAGGCAACTACTAGAGACTGGGAGAGACAAGGCAATTGATTTCCTAAAAGGTATCCGCGAGTTCACCAGCGGGGCCATAAACAGTCCAAAGGCACTAAGTATATGGGAAAAAATTTATCAGTACTTGAGGAAGCATCAGGGCGAGATTGTCTCATCAGCGGCATGGGGCAGTGCAACGGCCCTTCACGACAGTATCAAATCTAGGCTAGGGGATGAAGTTGCCACTGCAGTAATAATCCTCAAGTATCTGGCATTTGGTGAAAGAGAGCTGTCTGGGCTGACTAGGCAAGTCCTAATTGACATCATAGTATATTATATAGTCAACAAGCCCCGGTTCGAAGGAGACGACTACGCAAAGAGAAAGGGAAGAAGGCTAGTCGTTGAAGTCTTGATGGGGGCACTGGCGACTTATGCAGTGTCCAATTTTTGGGGCGTGTCCATCAACAAGATACTGCAACCAATATCTGATTATTTACCCTACGCCACCGCTACTTTGGCTTTCCTTCGTCCAACCTTCATGGAATCAGCAGTGGTGGTCGCTTCCTCTATCTACAGGGCTTTTCTCTCCATCAAACATGCGGAAAACAGGAGTCTTGTCACGCAGGTCGCTTCTGCTGCCCTTGAAGTCATGGGTTTGACCCCAGTATCAGCCGGCCTAGGCGTCTTGCTAGGGCTCGGGCTGTGTGTGCTCCATATGAACATCGACAAAAACGAGGAGAAAAGGACACTGATACTGAAAATGTTTGTCAAAAACTTTATAGACCAGGCGGCACTGGACGAGTTAGATAAACTAGAGCCAGAAAAAATAATCCTCTCATTGTTGGAGGGTATTCAAACTTGCACAAACCCGGTCAGAGCAATCATGATTTTGTATAGGGTGTATTACAAAGGAGAATCATTCACAGAAGCCCTGTCTAGGATGGCTGGCAAATCTCTCATTGTGATGGTCATTGTCGAGTTTCTGGAACTGACGGGCCAGACCCAAGGGGGGTATATAGATCTTAGTTCCAACTTGCTGACCTTTCTCCTGGAAAAACTGAAAAAGATGACCAACCTTGCCATCGGGGAAGCCAGAAAGGCCTTACTTCCTATTCCATACTTGTACTGTGAAACCTGGCAGACCGATGCCAGAATCAAGGCCCCTGAATCCTATGACCAAGTGGTGGTGGAATGCAAATGTGGTGCTTCAGCAAGGTATTCCTTCCACCATGGGGCTCATGAGATATTGGAAGAAAAAAAGACCAAGTGGTGCAAGAATTTCTTCCTATGGGGACCTAATTTTCACAACCCAGACCCAAAGAGAATGACATTTTATGAGTACGGTCAAGCAAAAAAGTGTCCTGTCATCATAATGGGTGAAGACATAACCTTCGGCAAATATGGTATATATGTCAAATTTGGCCATAGGTCTGATGGGAAGAGGCTAATAAGAGGCACCACCCACGCTACTATCAGTAGGGAGGAACTACTGGAGATCTTAACGGCCCCAAGCCAAGTGGCCATAGGCAAAGTCAAGCTGACTGATTACTGCAATCAAAAAGGAATAATAGACAGGAAATTGGCCGTACTTGAAGGTGACAAAATACATTTTTGGAAAGCACACCGTGGATCCAAGATCACAGATCAACTCACCATTGAGAGTCTGACAGATAATTTGGGGTCGGAAATTAGGGATATTACATGGGAGCTGTACACAGGTGGAACGTGCACCGTAAAAGGGATATCCCTTAGATCGTGCGCACCAGATCAAAGAAATAAGGCTATGGTCTTGTGTGATTGCACCGATGTGCTTAGCCCTTGCTACCTAGTCAACGGCAGGAGACCATCCCCATTTGACGTTGTGGAAGGTTATGAATGCCACCATCGGAAGCCCCGAGCGACGTATGAAGACCTAGAAATGGAGGAAATACTAAAGAGACGAGTCCCTGTTTACGATCCTTTGTGTTTGTTTGACACTGATAGTAAAATACTGCCTCCTGATACTTACTACTTGGAAGAAGACCAAGAAGACTTTGAGTACGCATTGAGATGCTGGGGCCTGGGGGTTTATGTGGCGGACGGGCCCGTCACTTCACCCCCGGACATAAGAATACACCACAGTTCTATATTGCTACTGTTGACACCTGGAGTGGACTCTGAGCTACCCTTACAGTATATACGTTGCTACCCTCATCAAGCAGAGGTGGACATCTATGTCAGGGGCCAGCTCCTAGAGGAGGAAGACACTGCCACGGAGGCGGAAGGCTCTCAGGAAGATGGTGAAGAAGGGATGGGTGACATGGTAACAGAAGATGAGGATATATTGTCCACAACTGAATCAATGCCCCCACTAGAAGGGGAGGAAGGAGGCGAAGAACCAATTACTTATGTGGTCATCAGGGGATTACAAGAAGAGAGATACACTAGTCACCTTAAATTAAGCGACTGGATCAGTGAAAACATCTCGGAGCCACACAGGGTCCAAATCATGCTTGATGGAACAGTGAGGGTCACAATAAAAGAGGGCAAAGTGAAACACCTATTTGGGGTCTACAGAGTCGAAAACTCCCTGGAAGCAATGTTTAAAGAGACCATAGCTGACCTCCCTGTAGCCACTCGACCGCCCCGAGGGCCAATCTACACGGCCAAAGAGTTGGCCCAAGGGAATATTGCCCCTATCCAACCCGCAGTGAATTATTATGGAATGGTAGAAGGGAGAGGTGACCCAATGACTGCATTCGAAGCCTTATCAGTCCTGCGTTCACAAAAAGTCTTAGTCAAGGAAGTGAAGGTGAATACCCGCAGGGCACAAGCTTTTTTAAATAAAATCAGGGAAACTGCCGAGGTCAAAGCACCGGAATTAACACTTAAATGCTTACCAGCACTCGGGAAAATAAACGGGAGGAAATTGATCAGAGAGGAAACCAACATCCCCAACCAAAGGTTGGCATCAATAATGACCTCAATAGGAATTAGACTAGAGAAACTGCCAGTGGTTAGAGCAAACACCTCTGGTTCTAAGTTTAGGCAGTCAATCCTAGAAAAAATGGATAAATATGAAAATGAACAAGTCCCGGGGTTACATGAGAAAATGTGGGCAGCTTTTCTGGCAACTGCCAGGCAAGACTTAAGAGGCACATATGAGGAAGTAACCTATCTTGAACTGGAGACCGGAATCAACCGGAAAGGAGCCCCAGGTTTCTTTGAAAAGGAAAATTCAATAGGAGAAGTGCTGGAAAGAAAGGAAAGAATTGACGGCGTGATCCAGGAGATTGAAAAAGGCAACCATTTATACTATGAAACAGCTATGCCAAAAAATGAGAAAAGGGATGTGCTTGATGATTGGTTATCTGAGGACTTCGTCACTTATAAGAAACCACGTGTGATACAGTACCCTGAGGCAGTTACCAGGTTGGCCATCACCAAAATTATGTACAAGTGGGTAAAGCAGAAGCCTATAGTGATTCCCGGCTATGAGGGGAAAACCCCGATCTTTGAAATATTTGAAAAAGTCAGTGCAGATTGGGCTCAGTTCAGAAATCCGGTAGCCGTTAGCTTCGACACCAAAGCCTGGGACACTCAAGTAACGAGGGAAGACCTCAGGCTGGTAGGACGGATACAGAAATACTACTATAAAAAGAGGTATTGGAAATTCATTGACAACTTGACAGCCATGATGGAGGAAGTGCCTGTAGTCACTGTAGAAGGAGACATGTTCCTCAGAGTCGGACAACGCGGGTCCGGACAGCCTGACACCTCAGCAGGCAATTCTATATTGAATGTGCTGACAATGTTAGTAGCTTTTTCTGAATCCACAAACTTGCCCATAGCGGCTGCCTGGAAGGCCTGTCGGATCCACGTCTGTGGGGATGACGGTTTCCTGATTACGGAATCAGAATTAGGGAGGAAATTCGCTGAAAAAGGTGTCCCTTTGTTAGCTGCATTCGGCAAACCCCAAAAAATTACAGAGGGAGCAAGCCTAAAGGTAACCAGCAACTTTGATGGAATAGAGTTTTGCAGCCACTCCCCCATCAGAGTCCAAACACCAAATATAAGGTGGATGCCAGCGAGACCCACAGCAACAATTCTAGGCAAAATGAGTACTAGGTTGGGTGAGGGTGCCACTAGATCAGGAGAAGAATATGAAAAACAGGTGGCGTTTGCGTATCTACTGATGTACCCTTGGAACCCACTGGTCAGGAGAATCAGCCTCCTATTGCTATCGACCACTGACCCAATGGGGAAAGAGGAAACCCCATGCTCCGATGAGGGGGTAAAGTATGTCGGGGACCCCATAGCCGCATACAGGGACGTATGGGGGCATAAGTTAGAGGATATAGGGCATGTTGACCAACCGCAGTTATCCCGGATGAACTATAGCATGACTTACCTAGGGATCTGGAAACCAAAGACGAGCCAGCGGCTAGTCGAACAGTGCTGTCGACTGGCTGAGAAAAGCAATTGTGTGGTGCGTGCTGATTCCCTAATTAAGAAAAAGGTCAAGATCACTTATGACCCGGGGATAGGAGTGGCTCAGGTCATTCGTAGGTGGGAAGAGCTCGAGTGGACCAGAAGGAAACCCGAATTCACTAATGCAACTGGAGAAGATGATATCTTCCTAGCCTTGTGGAAGAGACTCTCAAAGTACATTTTCCAGAAAATAAAGTTCATGCAGAGAATGCTCACCCCTTATTAA